AATCGACACTTCGCTGAGAATTAAATCATCTACACATTTCTTTGGTGATGGTGTTGAAGCATCTATTTTAAAAGAAGGCGGTGATGACGCAGCAGTCACACTGACAGCATTGTTTCCATCTATTCTGGTTAACCAAGCCTATACCGATAATTCAGCAAGCGGCAATGATTCGATGATAGTAGAGAATATTGCGTTTCATGGTAAACGTTCAACAGCCATTGCGGCTGGTGCAGTAACGGATACAGCCAAAGGCATTGGTGGTATTTATTTCAAATACGCTACAAGAAGCCAGATAAAGAATTGTTACTTTAAAGATGGCTGGTCTGGATTTGTATTTGATGGAACACGCTCTGGGTTTACTAATCTTGAACAAAACAGAATTGAAAATTGCACTGTGTTCAACTCAACTAGCTGGAACAACACAAATGTAAATGTTGGAACACCGCGAGGAATGTCAATAGCGACAGACTACACGATGCTAACTGATAATGCAGTTAACTCATCATCAACAGGCTATTACATTAGCGGCACAAATGTAGTAGTTAATGGATGTGAGGCGCACGATTGGGATTACGACAACGGGTTTTACTGTTTAGCACCGCAGATTAAAATGACTAACTGCACAGCCAATGGGCAACATCCTGTCCCCAATGGGTTTGGAAATGGTTTTACGTTTTCTCAAAACACTGGTGCGCTTATTACAAACTGCGAAGCATTAAATTGTTCTAACATGGGGTTTCGGTTACACGCGCCACAGAGAAACTCGTCTTTAGCAAATTGCAAAGCTATTAACTGTGGGTATGGCTTACGAGCAGAAAACACAGGGCAGTGGTCACCAGCTACATCAAAAATAACGGCAGCAGATGAAGTTATTGATGTTGATCCATCGGGTACAACAGTTAACGTCACAGTAAGGATGGTAACAGTTGATTTAGGCGAAGCAGTAAGCGGCACGTTATTTACCACAGATGGCTGGATTAATATAGATGATGTGACTCAAGTTCATAAGAGTTATGAATTTACGGTATCGTCTGGGACTCCAGTAGTCGGTAATTTATATACATTAAATGCGACAACTTATCGGGCAGATTCTTTTGTTGGTTCTACATTGGTTGCAACTAGAACAGCAGGAGAAGGCGCATTGCCAGCATCAGGCACATTAGCAGGAACACCGACTATAGCTTATAGCTCTGTTTCTGCAAGGCCAGATGTTCATTATTTAGTAAATGGTAGTTTTCCTATTTATTCGATAAGCGGAGACACAATAAAGTTTATTAATGAAGATATGCAAATAACAACTGGAACTGGGTCTGTGCCAATAGGCGGCACACCAGCAGTACGGTATTGCTTGCATGATATTAATATTAATAATTTCTTAACTGATACTAATGAGATTGATGGAATACAACTTCATAGAACAGGCAATATAATTTTAAACAACGTTACTGTTAAACAAGCAAAAGACTACTCTATTGAAATATTTGATAGTCGGGGCATTACTGTTGCAAATTGTATGTTTTACGAGACTTTTCAAGCTGGCGTGTACGCACAGGATTCGGTTGGCGTAATCATCGACAACATCAAGACTTACGACACAAAAGGGTCGGGTGATACATCATCTAATAGAGGTGTCATTTCGTTCTACCAGGTGCAAGGTTTAACAATTACTAATGTTGTGGGTAGCAGTTATAAAGACTATTGGATAGCGCAGTCTGCTACCGCAGAGACTTACGCATCAACAGGCATAGTTAAGGATAATTATCGAACCGACAATATCACGCAATTGGACTTCACTTTATTCCCAATTTTTTATGAAGGCTCGGGTGCTGGTACGCCAGAATCCGCAGTTACGGCTGGTATTGGTAGCGTTTGGCACAGGAATAACGGTGGTTCTAATACGTGTTTGTACGTTAAAGAATCTGGAGCATCTAACACAGGATGGGTGGCGAAGTAATGGATATCAAAGTTTTAACAAATGTACTTCCTGTTGCCACGGTAGCAGCAGCAACAATCTTCAGTTATGCAACTCTTAGTGCAACGGCAGAAAGCAATACAGATGACATTGACAGAAACCACAAAACGCTAGAGAAGCATGAGGAAAAAATAGACACATTAGAAGACGAAGTTATCCGTCTTGCGAGTAAGACTGAGCGAATTGAGGAAGTCACGCAAGAAACAAAAGACGATGTAAAAGAAGTGTTATTAATTCTGAGGAGAGAGGCCACATTATGAGCAATCCATATGAGGGCGTAGGAGCTAGTTTAAACGGTGCCGTAAGCACATGGGTATCCGTTACCCCTAGTGACGGTTCAGACAACGTAGGAACGGGAAATACAGCGATTGGGCTGTATATTGGTACGGCTGGAAACATTGTTGTTATTACCAAAAACGGTGACACAATTACTGTGCCTGTTCCAGACAATTTCTATTTTATTTGCGGTGTAACTAGAGTTAAGTCTACGTCAACGACTGCAAGTAACATCTTTGCATTAATCGCATGACACTGGCCCACTTTAACGCATCAATCTTTTCGTCTATCCCCAGAGGTGGGGGTGTACCTTTTGCCTACGAGGCATTAATAGTTGCTGGTGCTGGTGGGGGTGGACATCAACGAGGCGGAGGCGGTGGTGCTGGTGGTTACATAGCCCAAGTAGTTGCGCTTGCAGCGTCTACTGCTTACACAATTACTATTGGCGCTGGAGGGGCTGGCGGTCAATCAGGAAATTATGATCCAGCACCATCTGGTTCTAATACAGTATTGTCAGGTTCAGGCATTACAACCTTAACCGCAATTGGTGGTGGTGGAGGTGCGCGAGGCTCAGATGGAATGAGTGGGTCAAATGGAGGGTCAGGCGGTGGCGGTTCATTACATACAGCCGGTTCAACAGGTACCGGAGGAAGTGGAACATCAGGGCAAGGTAATGATGGTGGCGATGGCGTATACAATTCCTCATATTCTTATTATTTAATTTCATCTGGTGGCGGTGGTGCAGATTCTGCTGGTGGTGAGCCAAGTATATCAGCCGATAGTGCGACAGGAGGTGTTGGTGGTACGTCTAAAACATGGTTAGATGGCAATCCATATGCGGGTGGAGGCGGTGGCGCAGCCTCTTATACAAGCTCTAGTAATCGGGCGGTTGCTGGAGGAAACGGTGGCGGTTCTGGTGGTGGTAAAGGCGCAAGTTTTTCGGCTTATCGTTATCATTATGCACCGCCAGCCCTTTTGGTGGCAATTGATGGTGCGCCAAATACAGGAACGGGAGGCGGTGGTGGAGCATACAAAAACCAAGGTTCAAGCAGCGAAAATGGTTCAGCAGGTGGGTCAGGCGTAGTTATTATACGGTACCCTGGTGGCACGGTTGCATCAGGTGGAAGTATTAGTGCTGCTGGCGGCTATACCTATCATAAATTTACAAGTAGTGGAACATTTACAACGGCATAAATATGGCACATTTTGCAAAAGTAAAAAGCAGAAAAGTTCTTGAAGTCATTGTTGCTGAACAAGAATTTATAGATTCGCTGCCAAAAGAAACTGGTGTCAAGTGGGTGCAAACATCTTATAACACAAGAGGCGGTGTGCATTACGGTTGGAAAGACGTTACATTTACAGGAGAAGATGGCACCTCATTTACTGAAAAACAACCGTATGCGGATGGTGGCGTAGCTTTGCGGAAAAACTATGCTGGTGTTGGATATACATATGACACTGGGCGAGATGCATTTTATCCACTTAAACCTTTCCCAAGCTGGACGCTAAACGAAGACACTTGTATCTGGGAACCACCCACCCCCATGCCTGATGATAACAAGATGTATCAATGGGATGAGTCAAAGAAAGAATGGGTCGAAATAGGGTGAATGGAGATTATCGTCTTTGCTTTGATTGTTCAGCTAACCCCGGCTGACCAGGAACGGGTGGCTGGCTATTGGGTTAATCAAAAACAATGCGTTCACATAGCAAGAGTTTTAACTAAGCGAGAAGAGAATTACAAGCCAGCATTAGCGTTCTGCAAGCCAGCCTTTGTTGATCCAAAAGAAACGGAGGTCAAAGGTTATGCCCCGGTTAAAGGGTCTAACTGATGTTGGAGGAAATTCAAGCTGCTAACAGAGCGATGGGGACAATCCTCACTGCTATAAAACATGGTAGAGAGTTAAGCCAATGTGCTGATAGTTGTGCAACCTATTTCAACTGCAAAAGCATTTTAGCCAGGCGCAGCAATAAAAAAGGAAGAGGCAACGCACTAGCAAATTTTATGGAGCTAGAAAAACTGCGAGAGAAAGAGCAGCAACTTAAAGAGATTATGATTTACCTGGGAAGACCGGGGCTGTGGGACGATTGGTTAAAGTTTCAATCATTAGCAAAAAAAGAAAGGGTGGCGCAGGAGAAAAAAAGAAAGCAGCAAGAGGCAGCAACAATGACCCAAGTGATGTACTGGTTCAAATGGATGGCTGGCGGTATCGCGGGAACGATGTCTATGTTGGTTGCCGTCATGGATTTCATCAACACAGCGAGAGGCTAATCATGTTGCAGCATTTGATTGCCCCGGTCGCTAACCTGGCTGGTTCCTGGTTAAAAAATAAATCGGAAGAAAAGCAAGCAGTCCACCAGGCTAAATTAGAAGTCATCAAGAACAATGCTGATTGGGAAAGCAAGATGGCAGATGCTTCTGCAAATTCGTGGAAGGATGAGTTCTGGACAATTGTGTTAAGTGTTCCAATTTTTATGATCGGGTACGCCATTGCAGCAAATGATGTGACAGTCATTGATCGAGTGGACAAAGCGTTTAAGGCGTTGGAGAACTTGCCTCAGTGGTATCAATATCTTTTATTTATCGCTATCTCCAGTTCATTTGGAATTCGTGGTGTGTCAAAAATAATGAGTTTGAAAAAATGAAAACATCAGGCGAAGGCATAGAACTAATTAAATTTTTCGAGGGATGCGAACTTGAATCTTATCAATGCAGTGCAGATGTGTGGACAATTGGTTATGGAAAAACTAGCGGAGTTAAAGAGGGAGATACTTGTACTCAAGAGCAAGCTGAACAATTCCTGGCAGACGATTTGTTTGAGTTTGAAAAAATTGTTCACAAGTACGTCAATGTTCCTTTACAACAGCATGAGTTCGATGCGCTCGTTTCTTTCACTTACAATCTCGGTGGAGGTGCGCTTAAAACATCTACTCTTATCATTCGGATTAACGACGATACTCCTAGCAGCCGCAACGATATTCCTTATCAAATAAAGCGGTGGAACCGGGCTGGTGGTGAGGTGGTTGATGGCCTGGTGAAGCGCAGGGAAGCAGAGGCAAAGATGTGGTTAGGGGAAGAATGGCGGCACTGGCTATAAAACTAATACTGTCTAAACACTGTCTAGAATCGTTATTCTTTCCCTAAAAAATCTCTAACCTATTGATTAATATACCTTTAAAGTGGGGTGGACGACGGGGATTGAACCCGTCCCTTTGCTCCCCACTGTCGGTCACTGTCGGTCTAACCTATTGTTTTCACGCAAGTTAATTTATTTCAACCGACACTCAACTACATTCGTCTGCAATATCACTGTCTAAAACACTGTCTAAACTACCGACAGAATCCCTCTGGTTTTAAGTGTATCAAGGAAATTAATAAATGTATTTAATTCGTTTTGAGGGCAACCAACTATAGTAAAAATAACCTACTTGGTTGCCTTCGTTTTATAGCCGTTTATGCTCAGTGGTTTTTAGCGGTTCAAAGCGACTCAAATCTTGATTGGCTGTGTATTCCTCAATCCATTCAGAATAAGTATTAAGAAAAACTGCGGTGGAATGTCCCATTTGTTTAGCGGCATCTGGCGGCAGTATGCCTTTGCTTAATAGCTCCGCTGCTCTGGTGTGTCGGCAACAATAGGGAACCCGGTATCGAATTTGTTTTTTCTTGTGAGCCTTTCGCCAGGCTTTGTTAAATTTCTTTGAGGATTTGTGAAACGTGCCTATTTCATTGACAAACAAATAAGGCGAGTCTATCCGGGGCGGCATTTGCTTTATTGCTTTTCTTACCCAGTGCGGGACGTAAACCTTGCGCCTATGCCCGGTCTTTGTGCTGTTGACTTCTTTTCGTCTTACAATCTGCTGGTGGATGTGCCAAGTTTCACCATCGAAATCATTTCTGAGCAAACCCAGTGCTTCTCCAGGGCGCAAGCCCATGCCAAAAAGGATGGCAAAATACGCGAAAACTTCGCCTGATAAACCATTCAAAATTTTATCTCGTTCTTCCGGGGAGTATCGATCAATTGTTTTCTTTTGTTTTTTTGATGCTTTTATTGACGAAGCAGGGTTAGGTGTAAGCTCGGCATAATCTAGTATGCCTCTGAGCGGCCCTAAGATGTTATCTCTCGTCTTGGGCGAGACGTTAGCTTGTGACAACACTAGCTTTATTTCTCGCTTTGATATGGACGCACAAGGCCGATTGTTAAAAACTGGGAGCCAGTATTTTTCAATTATGTTTTTATACCCTTGAAGGGTCGAGAACTTGCCAGTGTGAGTGTCAAGATATTCTTGAGCAATAATGGAAAATGGCTGGTATTCTGTGGGGTCGCTTTCCTCAACTGCTAAACCTAGTCTGAATTTTAAAACAAGCTCATCGCGCAGTTTTTTTATGCGCCTGACTTCAGATGCATCCTCTGGGTTGCAAGCGATAGTTTCCGAATAGATGGTTTTGCCTTTTTGAAAGATTCTGATTCGCAATCCTTTGCCTTGACGGTCAATTCCTGGTGGGAGTTTTTGATCCATTGATTAACCTCAGAAGTGTTTATCATTGTAGTGCGTCCGATTACATAGTAGTGCTGGCCTCTTGTCCAGTGACGCTGCATCCAGCCGTTAATCTTAGACTCTTTTACCCCGGAGTCCTGAGAGTATTTCCACTTTTCAACAATCATTGTTCGTCCTTCATTTTTTTAATAGTAAAAACACCCTTATATTTTGGGTTATAGGCCATGAAAAGCCGGGCGTAAAAAGCAATATAATTATTGCTGATTTTAAATTCACCACCACTTGTTTCGACTTCAGTATCCCACCTCAATCTATTAATGATTAACCAAGCACTCAACTTCTGCTTGCCCTTTCCAATTGCATATAAAGAATAATCCTGAAACGCTTGGT